GAATACCGGAAGAAGGCTCGCGAAAATTGTACACTCGAATATTTAGAAAAAGTCAGGGAACGAAGTAGAACTTATTACAAAAACAATAAAGAAAAATTATTAGCCAATATGGCAATTTATCGAGAAAGTAAAAAAAAGAATTATGCTAACTGAAAACGAAAAGCAAAAATTGATTAAAGACGCTGCCAGTATTTTTATTGCAGCTGGAGGCATTGTAACTTTAGCCTTCGCCATTTACTTCATTGTTGACCTTGTAAAAAAATGGTACTAATGAAATATGAAATAAAATGGAAAACAGGAAAAGTGATAACCGATGCACCAAACATTGAAGAAGCCATTAAGAAATTTAAGGAGTTAAGAATTGAGGTACCAGACAAAGAAATAAGTATTGCATCATTCGGTAAGTAGATTAATTTAGGTTGATTTTGTCCCGTATCATTTTGGTACGGGATTTTTTTTTAAATAAATACACAAATATTTTTTTATATAATTTTTTATATATAAATTTACGTATCGAAAGAACGAAACGATTATTTACCACTTTAAAAACAACCAAATGGCAACTTTAGCAAAAACAACAGAAAACAACGCAATAGTTAAAGCACTTAAAAAAATAGCTGGAACTAAATGGACTGGAACAACTATTCACACAAATTTAGATGCTTGTTTAACAGGAATAAATTTAGGCAGTACAAATTCAGGATGGTACAAACCATCGGCATCAAGAATAGATGGATTAACTGGTATTTATATGATTAATCAAGATGGTTCAATTTTTTGCGAGGCTAGAGTTATAAAAGAAAGCGAAAAAGAATATAAAATAGAATATATGACAATGGCAGGATGGAACGAATTTGAAAATCTTTTTTGTCAATTTATGGATGAAAACTAAAAAAAGAAAAGAGAGGGATTAAACGCCCTCTCCATTATTTACCATTAAAAAACAAACAAATGGAAAAGACAATTTATTCAGTTATGTACTTTGGCAATGCTAAAAGGTATCAGGATTTATGCGAAGAAATAGCAGCTTACTCAAAGAGGCATGCTGTTGAGAAGGTTTACTCTAAATTAAGAAATGAAGATTATTTCCCATGTGATGAATTTTTATGGGGAGGCGTTGTTAAGGATTGTGATGGCAATGTAATTGCAGAAATAGGAAGCGAAACTATTGAATACGATGGTGGATATTTTTACGCAGAACCTGTAATTCTTTAATCATGAAAGAACCAATTATTGATTACGTACCACAAAATAAACGGCTGCCATATCAGGTAGCCGCTGGAATTGGTGTTGCTTTTGTTGTTGGCTTGATTTATTCACCAATTAACACCCAGTATAATTATACTTCATTTGTGCCTATTATTGAACGTGATACAATTTATGTTCACAAAATTACTACCCTTACATTTCCTGCAAAGGAAGAAAGTAAAGAGATAGATGAAGAAGCTTATGGATCTCGTAGCTACGGTTATGAGGTAAGAAAGCTATCAGGTGAACAACTACGTCAAACATTAGAAGGTAGAGGTTTCCGTAATCTTAAAGGAGTTGATAAGTCAAAATTACGTCGTATTTATATCGCATATTGCTACGAAAGTATGTTAATGAACGTACATCTATTGACTGACTTTCCTATCTCCATGATTTATAGCTTCTTTATTATTGAGGCTACTAATGCAGGAATTGAAACAGAATTGTGGCGTAAACACGCCAACGCTGGAGGCGTGAAAGCTTTAAAAGGTCAAAAATCTGTAACCTACAAAACAAGGGAAGTTATTAGAGGACGTGACAAATATATCCGTGCTAAATTTATGAAGGCAGATAACACCGAAGAAGGTATGAAGTTGTGGGCTAGTGTTCTAAATTCTGGTAGGTATGCTGACTGCAAAAAGGCAAATTACAAGATTAAAGGAATTAAATTATATGAATCTATCTGTAAATGTGTGTATAAATCAGGATATCATACTGATAGAGATTACAAATTTCGCGCCTCATTAATGGCTGAATACTGGCAGATAAAAACGGATAATTTCCCGTTAAAAAAGAGAACAAACGAATTTTAAAAAACAAAAACCAAGTATCATGAATTTAGAAGACGCTAAAAGAGTAGCTGATATTTTACAGAAAATAGATAAAAATAAAGAAATAATAAATAATTTAAAATTTAAAAAAACACATGACATAAAATTTGGCAGAATCAATGAAAGTAGTTTTATTATTCTTGACAAAGAACTCATAGATACTATTGTTAAACATTCACTTCATGAATTATCAGAAGAAATATGGGAACTAGAACAAGAACTTAAATTATTATAAACAAAAAACAAATGGAAAATAATGAAAATGAATACAACTTAATTCTTTCTATTTATTTTGATATAATAGAAATTGAAGCAATGTTAAAAGCTTTAAAACAAATTAAAGCAGACACTGTAACTTTTTCTTCATGCTCTACAGATAATGTATCTTTAGACATGCCAATGTTTGCTAACTACTTAAAAGAAGAAACAATAAGACATTACACGACACATTTAGAAAAGTTAAACAAACAACTTGAAAATTTATAAATTTCACCAACAAAAAACAACGAACCAAATGGAAAAGAATTTTAACAACTTGCAGTTTAAATGGACTTTTGAAAGTATTAGCGATAATATCCCTACTATTATGCTGGCTACGATTGTATTGACGTATGGCATTAACGCCTACCTAACCGCTATCTTTCTCCCAATAGATTTTTGGTTAGCTATCATCGCAGCCAGTATTTTACAGTTAGGGCGTTTTGCAGTCGTTTTCATGGACTTTTTGAACCCTACTAAAGGTAGAAGTACTTATCCTCCTAAAATAGCATTAGGAGCGACTATTGTGGCTTTAATAGAAATATTCTTTGGATTACAAGAACACTATGAAGGAGGGGAATTTATAACAATGTTTCTTTTTGTTGGAACTATCATTGTTTTTGGTTATCTTTTGGAAATAAACTTTGTAGATAAAGGCGTAGAAGCGTATGGCATAAACGAAACAAAAATTATAAGGAGGAGGAAACGGAGAACAATTATAAAGAATGTTCCGGAAGATTCTCCGAAACCACTTAGACGCAATATTACATCATTTCAATTATCATTATTTTGAGAACATTAATAGGAGTTGACCCAGCATTAAGATTAAACGGAATGGCTGCCTGTTTTATCATGCCAGATAAAGAGGTTGAATTTAAAAGGTATAAAAGGTTTTTGGATTTTTTAAAAGATTCAATCTTTTGGAAAAATTTAGGTAATCCTGTTGTAATGGTGGAAGATTCTAGCCTACAAAATATTACTTTTAATAATTCAACAAACAGGGCTATTTTGTCCCGTATGTCCAGAAATGTAGGTATGAATCAAGGAGCGTCCAGAATAGCCTACGAATGGATTAAAGACAATGGATGCGAAGTTTATAATATTTCCCCAGAGCAAAAGGGTAAGAAATGGAGTAAAGAAATGTTTTTAAAAATCTTCGAACGCGAAGGCTACACATTTGAACCAGATTTTAAACTAGCCAAAATAAGTCAAGATGAAATTGATTGTTTTTCACTTGCTATTCAGGCTAAACATTATATGAAAAGATGAAACAAAAAGTTGAAATAATAGATGGTATTGAAATTACCACATGGAAGGAGATTGAAAAAATAAGTAAAAACTATCCAAAGGAAATAAGATTTGCGCAGGGAACAGTATCAAAAATAGCGATGCTTAAATTTTACATTGAACCCTTATTGCCAAATATTGACCCTCCGATGAATGCCATGGATCAGGGTAGAATGTTAACGATAGCTTATAAAATGTATAAAGAAAGTGACGGTGATGTTATAAAGGAATTGTCGTTAAAAATTATAAAGAAAATTATAAACTAGGTATATTGCAATTTGTTAATTAGTGGTAAATAAGAGGGTTAGGCAAATGTCTAGCCCTTTCCATTTAAAACATTATTACTCCCATTGATTCAGCATAATCAATAACTGCTTTAGCATGGCACTTTGCTATTGTGTTTTGGAATGATGGGTCAAACATCATTTTAGCATCTTGAAAATTAGTAAAGAAACCGTTTTCAGATAACACCGAAGGCATTAAAGTTTTGGTTAAAACGTAAAACCTTTCTTCTTTATCCATATCCCCGTCGCTATTATCAGAACGAAAAACCCAATTTGGATAGGCTTTTTTAACTTCTTTGTATAAAAATTCTGCGTAAATATCCGACTGGGTTTGACCGCGTGATGTGAATGCTTCAAAGCCTCTAGCACTTTTATTTTCAGCAGCATTTCCGTGAATGCTTAGGTAAATTGAACCTTTATAATTTTTAGCTGCAAAGTTTGCCTTTTGCACTCTTTTACTTAATGGTGTATCTATTATTTCATCATAAACTTTCATTGTGGTCATACCCCAATCATTCAAATAATTTTCAATGAGATTGGTAACGGCTCGATTAAACACGCCTTCAAAAAACCATCCATAAGAATGAAAGGTGCCATTATTGTGTTGGCTACATTTAGATGGAAATGTAGTGTATCCATTTGGCAATTTTACCTTAGGGTTAATGCCACCATGACCCGCATCCAGAAATATACAAAATTCTTTTTTGTCCATAATTTTAATTTTTAAGGGGAATAGAAATCAATCTACTCCCCTCGGCTGCCTAAGGTAGCGATTCTTCTGCGCCTATAATTTGAATCCGATAAGGGCGAAAGCAGCCCCTACGATTGATAATTTTGGAGGTAATTTTATTTCTATCTCTTTGCCTGCACATTCACGGCTTGTTTCTTTTATCTTATCCCAAATGATTTGAGCAAGTTGGATATATTCGCGCCACGTGAACTTAATTTTGTTGTTTTCAAGGTGTACGTTTATTTCTCCAGCTAATTGGGCAAAATTCATTGAGTAACATTGAATATCACCTAATGGCGATTTAACTGTGTCGGCTGATTTTAAAGCCTCTTTTAAATTAGTCTGCATATTATTTATTTTAACGATTAAAAAATCTTGTTAAAAGCGTTTTTAAATTAACGCCTGTTATTCTCCTAATGTTTTCAGCGATGCTATATAACTCTGTCATAGCTATAAGAAAACTTGCCATATATGTTATTGGTACTGGAAGGCTAAAAGTATTTTTAGCAGCTTCAAATATCATGATGCCAACAAAATACACCGCTATCTTTTCCGATGTTCGATATAACCCACGACTATTTATTTTTTGCCCTTCCTTTTTTGCAGCGAGGATTCCGGTTCCCATATCCGCAAAAACCACAAATACCGTAAATATCAAAAATCCTTTAATCGGTATGAAAAACGAGGCAATCCATCCGCAACAAATTGCGTAAGCTATTTTTTCGTATCCAAGATGAAGGAGGTTGTAAATTGTTGTTTTCATATTACAAGTTTAAAACAAATATTGTAAATGTACCAGATGCAGGATTTACAGCACTTGCACTATAATTATTGAATCTTACTTTAACAACACCAGCGGATGATACCCATGCAGTGTAATTTGTATTTGAAGGAGCAGAACCATCAGGAACGGATATCATAACAGGGTGTGATGTTTGCGCTCCCGTATAGCTTACAGTAATATCGCTTGATGACTGTGCGCTTGTATTTGGAAAGTCTAAAGATGCGGAAATAAAACCTCCTATATTTAATGTACCGCTTGACAAATTTAAACCACTTCCTAAAGTTAAGTCAACTACCTGTCCTGTACTACTTCTTCCAATAACACTTGTAGCCGTGCCTGTTGCAGATGCTAAAGTAACCGTTCCATTAAATGTTTTATTACCTCCAAATGTCTGACTTCCAAAAGATATAACTGTTCCTGTTTGTGTTGCTGTTGCGGCTTGAATACTTAAATTTCCAGCCGATACCGACAATCCACCTGATAGCGTTAATTCTCCTATTGCATTACTTGAATTTACGCCAATAAGTCGTGTAATACTTGATGTTGCGGCTAAATTTGTAATTCCTGCTCCGCCTGCTAAAGTGCTAAATCCTGTAACGTTTAAATCACTACTTCCATTTAAAACTCCTAAAAATGTTTTAGCACCACTAAATGACTGTGTCGTATTACTCACTACGCCTGTCGTTCCACTTGCAGCAAGAGCCATTGAAATAACTGGCGTTGTTGTACCTGTTGCAACTGTTAAGCCATTTGGATTAGTAGGGTTAATACTTACACTCGTCACTGTTCCATTTCCATTTCCCGTACCTGCACCGATTGCCGTTCTAAAGGTAGCAGCATCTAAAGCACTTACTGTATTATCAACGTTAAATCTTGGGAATGTTATGGCAGATGGATTAGTCAAAGTAAACATTGATTGTCCTATTGTTGTACCGCCTAAATCAGTTCTCATTCCATCCGCTCCTCTTTGACTTACCGTGTTATCCGCATTGTAACGAAGAAATGAAATAGCACCTAAATCAGGTAGTATAAAAGTATTTGCACCTCTTATTGTTGCCCCTAACGCTGTCCTTGCCCCACTTTGTGTTGTTGCACCTGTACCACCGTTGGCGATAGGTAAAGTACCTGTAACTTGCGAAGAAAGAGAAACACCGGACAATGTGCCACCAAGTGTAAGATTGCCCGAAGAAGTAACCGTTCCTGTTAAACTTATTCCATTTACAGTGCCTGTGCCACCAACAGAAGTAACAGTACCTGTGGGAATAGCCTGAGTAGAAAGTAAGCCTCCAGAACCTGCTATAACCATGCGAGATCCAGTGCCTTGCAAGTCTAAAAAAGTAGAAGGGCCTGAAACTCCTAAAGTTCCATTTACATCTAATTTATAAGCTGGGTTTAATTTACTTATTCCTATCCTACCTCCATCTTGATTTGCCACCACCGATAAAGTTGTGTCAAGATATTGTCCTAATTGACCACCACTAAAATTTTTAGCAGTCATTAAATATATATCAGACGTTCTTACATTGTTTGGGAATGTAGATGTTCCAGGTCTATCCGTAAATGTTATTTGAGCCGTTTGACCTCCTTTTACATTATCTCTTTTTGCAAAGTAATTTAATAAATTGTAATAAAATGTACTTGTACTTCCGTCGTTTGAGCCTTCTTGTCTATTTATTGTTCCAGATACTGTACCACCAGTCAAAGGCAAATAAGTTGAAGCCGCCACGCCTGAGCGCAAATAATTTGTAAGCATAGAAGCCGTATCACTAACCAAAAGGGTTGCCGTTGTATCTCTCCATAATCCTTCACTACTTTTAAAATAAAGTGAGGCATTATTTGTAGGATTAGAAATTTGAACATCGTGAAGCTCGTCTAATTCCTGTCCATTTCTTATTTTTACAAATACTTCTCCGCTTCCTGCATTTGTTTTAACGCATACTCCAATATACACGCCATGGATAGGTGCCTGTGGCTTAGTAGATGTAAGTGCGCCTGCTGTGGTTCCTGATAAATAAACCGCACTATCTTGCGTTAATGCAGATGTGTTTATATTTGTTATTAATCCTTCTGTGATAATGTAACCGCTTGCATTGTTTAATATTTGCTCCGCAACTATTCCAAAAGTATTAGCCGATGTTGGGTCGCTTGTTGCAATAGCTTTCGCAACGGTTATTCTGTTTCCCTGACTTCCTGACAAATAAACAACATCGCCTTTATTAAGAGTTGCGCCTGTTCTGTTATTTACCCTTTGGTGTAATTGTTGCCCGATTACATTAGTAACTAAACCACCTTTTAAGCCTTGTATTAAAGAGCCTTGTGTATCATTATATTCCACTTCACCAACTCCCACGGTGCCATCTTTTGCCGTGTTAAATGTGATAGAATCAAAAGGCATGGTAACACCTTGAATAATTACCGTATCGCCATTATTAAACTTCCAGCCTCCTTTAGTCTTAATATAGCTAAATAAGACATTATTAAGCGTATCAAATAAATGATAGGCGTTATTTATAGTGAAAGGTTTTAAAGCTGTTGTGTCGCTCGCTCTTCCTCTAAAAACCAATCCGTCGCCGCTCGTCTGGAAACCTAACCTTTGCTTGTTGGTTGTAGTTGGATATTGGGCAATAGCAAAGGTAGAAGCTAAAATAATAAAAGCAAGAACAAGTCCCTGTCTTTTATTACCTGATTTGTTTATGACCTTTTTCCCGACGTTAAGAAGCAGTTCACGCACTAAAGTCAATGCAACTTCTCCCATGGCTTTTAAAAACTTTCTTTCTTTTTTTGGCTTAATTCCCTCCATTAGTTTATGTTTATGGCAAATACAATGTAATTACTTCCATCGTAATGACTGTTTGAATCAATGGTAATAGTTGCAGGTAATGTGATAGAATATTGGCTATCTATTAATTTCTGCCCATTCTGGTAAACGTGAATAGATGCGTTTAAATTAGTTGTGGGTAGCTTTCCGCTATTTTGTGTCCATGTCAATACATTGGAAGTAGTATCAAGAAATTCTTGATTAAATATTGCAATGGCTGAACCTGTAACGGTAACATTGTTGATTGTTTCAGTGACATTATTATTTACTACTCCACCACTTCCGGCATTGTTTGCCACCTGGTCAAAGTCACGAGGTTTAGATAATACTGTGCGTTCTGTGTAGTTAGGCATCTAATTCAATTTTAAAGTAATCACCCTGCCAAATTTCTGTTTTTAAATCTAAACTTCCTCTTTCAAAAACATAATACCCAGAGGAATATTCTATAACTTTATGAGGCAAATAAGGATTATCAACTGATAGATTTTGAAATGGCATATCTACCATGCGGAGCTTAGGAGTGAGTTGACCGCGTATTACTTCGTTTACTAATAGCTGTGTAACGTTATTAAATCCGGATCCGTTGCCTACATCCCAACTGCTACTATTTTCATAGGTACCTGATTCAAGAACCTTTAATCCTCCATCTGTTGTTTTACTTGGCCCATCACCAATGTAGGTATCTAAGCTAAATACTGTGGAAGATTTATCGTCGTTATCAGAACCATATTCAAGAATATCACTTTGACCGGAGACTGCACCAGTAGGAAGAAATTCAAGGTAATTATTGCTTAGTAAATAAGATACGGCAAAGTTGGAAATAATATTTGTACCAGCTTCATTTCGCATTTCCTTTAATCGCATTTCCCATACGTACTCCGCACTTTCCGGAATATCTAACGTATCAAATGTAATAGTTTTATAGGCAACAAAAGCAGCATCAGCCGTTATAGTTTCTGTATTAAATTCATACTCATAAAAACTATTCTCCCAAGTTGCAGGCTCTAATTGAAAATTAAATCCATTAGTGTATGTTACACCTCTTTTTAAGTATTTATTTTCTTGCTTTACCTGTAATGACTTTATTTTACCGGTAAACTTTGGAGTAGATACACTATCTAATTTTAAAGTATCTGTATTAATGGATAAAATTACATACTCGTAATCACCACTTTCTGTAATTGTTTTTGTTACTCCTCCTAAACGCAATCTAAGGCTACCACTATTTTCTATATCAACTTTTATTTTAACATAGTATTTCCTTCCGGATGTAACTGTAAATGTAGTATAAAATGCTTCCGTAGCTATTAAAGTACCTTCGAGTATTTTATTATCAATAATCCATCCGCTGCCTAATGTCCAGTTAGCACTTTCAAAACCTTGTAATGGAAAGCTATTAATTATAGATGCCACCTTAACGGCAAATACAAATTGAAACGGCTCAAAGTTTACAGGGTTTAAAGCTTGGGCATAAAATCCAAGTATGCCAGTATAGCTTAATCGAGCATCCGGATTAGACGCATCTAATGTCGGAGTAGTTGTAATAACCGGAGTTGTATTTGTTGCGTAGTTATATTCTACGCCAGCCAACAAGTTCTGTTTAGCAAAATGATTATACCTAATTACTACATTCTTTAAAGCAGGATAATAAGTCCA